GATTCTATCTCTGCTAGTTTAGAAATATCTGATTGTAATCGTAAGATTAATTTAGACTTCTATAGTTATAGTTCTTCTATTAAAGATAATAAAGAAAAATTAGATAAGCTAGATACTCTTATTAATATGCTACAAGAATTCCGTAGTGATTTTATTACGGCTACGGAAGAACTAGCTAGACGTAGACCTATTTACGATGCTTATCGTAAAGAAAAGAAAGCTTGGCAAGAAGAAAACAATGAAGAACAAACCATCTTTGATCGATTAGAAGACTTATGAATCCAGAACAACAACTAACACTAGAAGCAATTGCTATCCATATTACCCGATTGAATATCGCTTTGGAAGCTTTCCCTGACAATCCAACTGAAGACCAAATCAAAGCAAAAGAACAATCAACACAAGAGGTTGATTACTGGTTAGCAGTATTACGTAGAGCAAAAGGATTAATTAAATGATTGACAAGAAACTAAAGAATTTATTTGCAGATAATTTTACTGTATACACCAAGGCTCATGGCTATCATTTCAATGTGGTCGGTCCTGACTTCTTTGAATACCATAAATTATTTCAAGAGGTATACGATTATCTATACGAACAACATGATGTTCTTGGAGAACTTCTCCGTCAGAATAAAGTAATTGTTCCTGCTGATCTCCGTTCTATTTGTGAATCAACAGTAATGGATTGTGAGTTTGGTAATCCTCCCGCATTAAAGATGATTGATGATCTCTACAAAGACATTGAGATGCTTATTGCTTCAGCAGAAGACTTGTATAAGTCCTGCGACAGTGCTGCTATTGAAACAGTTATTGGTGACTACTCTGTAGGCTTAAACAAACTCTGCTGGTTCTTAAGGTCAACCAAATGATCTATGTATATGGTGGACAGTCTTGTAATGCTTGTGAAGGTGTAAAGAGTTCTTTCGACCATGCTGGTGTTGAGTATATCTATGTAGATGTATTCAATCCTGATATTGACAAGCAACACAAAGATAATTTCTTTGGTGGTAACTTCAGATCTATCCCACAGATCTTTCGTGATAACAAACATTTAGGTTCTACATTAGTAGTACCAGATGTTATTGCTGATTCACGAGGACAACCACATGAACCAACTTAACAAGGAATAATAATGGCAATTAAAAAGAATTACAATCTTGATGCTATGACAGGCGGTGATACAGATGATTTGGATTTATGCGATAAGTATAATATTGATCCTGCTCTTGCATACACTCCAATGATTAACGATGCTATGTTCAAAGTGATGAATCAAGAATCAGTTGCAGCAATGATTGCAGACGGATACACAGTAGGACAAGCAAAAGAAATATCAGATCAACAAACAGATTCAGCTAGAGGTCATGCAGACTTCATTTTAAAGCATCAAAAGCAATAAAAAATAAACCCCTTAGGATTTCTCCTAGGGGGTTTTTAATTTGCTACTTAACGCATATTAGTAATATCTCGTTTATTCTTTGAGAGCATACCTTCAATGCTGGATATATTATCCATAAAGTCTTTTAAGACTCTTGTATTATTATTATGTTTTGATATTCCAAAAACAGATTTCTTTTCTGAAGAAAGCCCTTGAGCTTCCGTCATTAAATCAATTAGTCTGTTGAATTGTTCTGGTTTAATTAAAGAGTTATAACGCTTTTCACGATTAGATTCTGTACGACGAATCCAACCATTCTTCTGAGCAATAGCTAATATTTCATCACTACGTTTAGATAAGAAAGCTGATTTCTCACTAGCTCCCTTTCTCTTTTTCTTAACATCTTCAGAAACAGAATGAGAGTAATGCCACAATCTATCGAAATAACCTGACACAGCAGAGTATAAACCTTCTTCGCCAATGTTAGCGAATCCAGATTCTTTTACTTTGGTCTTAGCATTTACAATAGATTCAAGCATTTGATCTTGAAATCCTTTCCACATCTTCTTAGCTTCTTTAGTTACCTGATAAGGGGCAATGTTATTATAAGCAATTAAGAAAGGAATGACAGACAAAGCATCTCCTAGCACAGCATCATGAACAGGTAAAGCATTTAATGGTTGAGGCTTATTCATAAACTTATTAGCTGCAACTACAGCAGTGAACCACATAAATGAGTCACCACTTTGTGTTGTAAGAACAGCAAATGCATCTCTAAAAGAATTACCTGCAAAGAAGCCACCATACTCTTGATCGCCATCTGGAAGACTAACTAATTGTTCTTCTTTACGCATCTTAGTAGCACGATCTGCTTTCTCTTTACCAGAAGAACGAATATCTTTCTTAATACCTAAAGGCATTACTGATAAATCTTCTCCATCAGCTTGCACAGGAAAGTTCTGAGCAATAGAACCAAATTCAGTTTGCTCTCCAAGATTTTTAAACTGTTCTTCCATACGGAATAATTTTTGTTTATCAGTCTCAGTAAGAATACCATGAGCACCAGCCATATTAATGAGCTGACCACCATAAGTTTTAAATAAACTACTACCATAAGTAGCAGCTACTACAGTAGCCATAGACTTCATTACGCTTTGGTAAGCTGATAATCCTGGCATATGTTTACTAAAGGATTTAGCATATACACTAGCAATAGTTTTATGTAACTCTTGTAAGCCTTCTTCGGTATTACCAAAAGAATCTTTTAAGATAGCTACTTCTTCTTCCATACCTGAAAGAAGTTCAATACCAGCTAGCATATCTTCTACTTCTTTAAACATAAATGAAGGGTGTTTGCCATACAAACCAGCAACTACAATACCACGAGCATATAGCTTAGAGAAGTTTGCATCAGGATGCATTCTTACTTTATCAAAGAACTTAGTTAATCTAGCTGCAATATCAGCTTCATCTTCACCAGAAAGAGCTTCATAAATATCATCACTAACTGTTGATGCTGCTTTTTCACGAAGGTTTTTAAATTCAGATTCAAATGAGTCAGAAAGATTAGCACCTAATAAACGCATTGTTGATACGTCACCAATCGATAATGCTTGAATAAAAGCATTTGATTGCGAAGAATCTTTTTCAATGATAGCTCTTAGAGTAACGTGTTTACCGCCCATCTTTTCAGCCATATCCATTTCATATGCCATAACAGCAGCATCAAAAATAGGGAACCATTCTTTCTTTTTATTTACTTTACCAAACCAATGATCAGGAGGTAGATTAGCAGGTAATGGGGAGGCAGGGTCAGTAGACCAACCATACGCTTCTTTACCATACTCTACTAATTGTTTAAATACATCTTCATTAAATGAATCTACAACATCAGTAAATGAATAATGTTTACCTAATTCAGTTAAACCTAATTCATGCGCAGCAGAAGCAAGGATATAAGTAGAACCATATTTAAGTTGATCTGCTTCAGATAACTTGCTATATGCTTTTAATTGTTGTTCACCACGAGCTTGACCACTACCAGATACTTCTCTTAAAATACTAGAAATTCTTTTAGCAACTTTAATATTATCTGCTACACTAGATACACGCAAAGCAGGCTTATTACCAAAACTAAGACCAGCACGAATAGTACCTGAGTGGTTGATCCAATTAACGTTAGTTGCTCTTTGGAAAGCACGATGAGTCATGTCAGATTTCTTCATAAAACCATACCACAATCCAGTAGATACACTAGGTAAGTAATCACCTAGATGCCTTTGAACTTGCAAAGCTTTATTTTTACCTACTTCTGAAACAGTAGGATTAACTTTACCATTATCTAAAGTAAGTTTATGTTCACGAACTAATTCATTGAACCGAGCTTTAGAAAAATCTAGTAAAGTAGAACCATAAATAGAATCAGAATAAGCTAAATACAAAGGAGCTTTAACTGCTTCTGCTTCTTTAGCGGATACCAAACCATAACCTGCACGGGAAGTTTCATCTACATAAAAGTATACAGCATTCTCTACTACATCAGCAGCCATCTTCTGCATCATAACTAATTTTTGAGGATCAGTTTGTAAGCTAACTAAGTTAACTAAAGACATACCTAAATCAGTAATATCTTCATTAGTATAAGCAGCAGTACCACGAATAAATTGTGCTACTTTATTTGCAGGAATACCACCAACTACAGGGTTTCTTTGAGCGACAAAAACATTTTGGTTTTTTGATTCTAAACCAGCCATGAGATTATAAGCTTCAGCTACTTGAAAAGATAATGCTTCTGCTCTACCCATTTTCATAGTAGGAACAGGAAAGTAATCACCATTCTTTGTACGAGCTAATTCGAAATCACCTGATTTAAAAAAGTCAAGAGCTAACAAAGCACCAGTACCAATATTATTTTTATTAGTGTACTGACCTGCTTCTGCTTGAGTAGCATCTGGTTTATTACCATGAAGTAATTCATGAGTACGTTTAAAAATAGAAGAATAAAAACCAAACATGTAAGGTTGTTTATCTAAATTTTTATTAATATCTTTTAGTGCAGACATAACATCTTTAGGTAAAACTTTTTCAGAAGGAGTTCCTTCTGTAGGTACAAACATTTCACCTGTATTTTCTTCTTCACCTAATATATCTTTTGTTTTATCTACTTGCCTAGAAGTTTTTAAAGCTACATCACGAGCAGCATCAATCTTTGCCATGTAAATAGATGAACCAAGACGACTAACGTTATTCTCATTAAGACCTAATGATGATGTTAACGAATCAATATTCTCTGCAAAATAAGGTTTGGGTGCTGTAGATGAATCACCTACAATATTAACCATTTGTTTATTAGAAGCAATAACCATTTGGTGAGCTGCATTAGTTAAATCAGAAGATTGTATCTCTAATGTTTTACCATTAGTATCTGCACGATCAAGAAAACCTCCTTGATTTAATTTGTTTAATGTGTTTTCAGCAGTATCTAATGAAGCAAAATCAGCTTGAAACCCTGGAGTACCTAACCTAATATCTTCTGCTTCATTAAAACCTGTATCATATTCTTGAGGAACAACTTGTTGTACAGGTCTTCCCATAACATCTGTTTCAGGAGTATTCTCTAAACCAAATGTGGTTGGAGCTTGTTCTCCTTGATAAGAAGTAACCAATTGTGTTGGTACTTCTCTTGTTTGTTGTACACCTTCTTGGTCAAAAGAAGTTTGACTTTCTGTAGACCTCTCACGAGGAAACCCAGCAGTAGGCTGAGTAACCCCTTGAGCAGCAGGATTGTAATCAAGTAACGATTCTGTAGGAGTCTTAAGTGCTTCGTCATCAAGAATATTACTAGCTCTCTCAGCTTGTGCTTGCTGCATTAGATTCCGTAATGGATTAAACGATGTTTGAATAGCCATTATTTCTTCTCCTTAGTAGCGTAGTAATCTCGTAGTACTGGCATTTCCCCTAGAAAAGGAATCTTCTCTACTAGCTTATCTTTAGCCTTAGTAGATTCCCCTTCATTCTCAGAGAATGATTTCATAGTATCTTTTCCTATTGTGAATATTGTATTAGCTCCAGGAGCTTGCGCTAAAACATCTTTAGCAGCTGATGAAGCAGATGACTTACCTGATACACCTTTATAAGTCTTTTTGCCTATTTCCCACATATCAGGGAGTGTTCCACCCCATGAATACTCTAATGCTTTAACAATTTTATCCTCATCATCACCACCATCTTCACCACGTAAAGCATCTTTCAAAGAAAGACCTACGTAAGCTACAGCAAAGGTTAGAATAATAGAACTAAATGTTGCATAAGTATATTCAGGTGTACCACCACGCTTAATATACATAGACCATAATTGCGGTATAACGTTTGAAGTTAAATGAGCAGTAAATCTTTTGAATTGAGTAAACAAAGCAAATCGATGATCATCAAATATGATTGGAGTAGATCCAGGTTCTGGTCTAGAAGCAAATTCATCTATGAAGTTAATAGTTGCATTCATAAATTCATTATTTAAAGTATTAATTTCTTTACTTCTTTGATCAGAATCAGTATCAACACCTGCAATTTCTTCGTCAAACATATCTTCTCTACCATATTTCTTGTAAAGTTCAACAACTTTATCAACATCCATACGATAGTATTCTAAACGATCTCTTGCCCAGCGAGCTGAGTTTTTGTTTTTACCTTCAGCTACAATAGCAATAAGATCTAACAACTCATCTTTAGCCATTGAACCTCGAACAGCCCTAACAGTGTTAGTAACACCTTCAACTCCGTTTAATTTAAACAGTAGTTTAGACATATTACGTTTACTACGACTAGATAATGACACACCTTCTGTTAAAAGAATATCTCCAGTTAAACCATAATAACCTAAGTCTCTTAAGAAAGCTTTGTTACCTGAATCTGATACTTTGTATTTACCTTTAGTAGCTACTTCACCTGCTTTTTTAACAGTATCTAAGATACCACCAGCAAATGATTTAGCTAACTGACCAAAATATTTTTTCTGATCAGCTGGTTTTAATCCAAATGAGCCATATACTAGCTCACTTAAGTTACCAAATAAAGCAGTATCCATATATACTAATGTAGATATGAAGTTAAAGTTCTCTGTAATACCTCTAACTAAAGCACTCTTAGGTTTATTTAATTCACCATCAAAAGCTTTAACATAGTTACTCATATTACCAGCTAACTTACGACCTTGTTCTTCAGTAATGTTTCCTTTTTTTACACCTTCTTGAATTAAAGCTGCAATGTTTTCTCCATTACGACCAAACATTCTATCTTTAACAGCTATCTTAGATGCTCTATCAATAATACGAGCGGCATTACTCTCAATATTATTATCAAAGAATTCGTCAAATGCAGGATTAGAAGTAATACCTGAGTCAATAAGTTCTCTTAACATATTAGGAGTAATTTCTTTACTCATTTGTTCAGCAAGTTCGGCAGCTTCGGTTGCATTGACTTTACGAATAGTACCATCAATATTCTTAGCTGTTGCATACTGCTCTAATAGTTGCTGAAAAGAAAGTCTGTTACTAGATATTAATGAAGGATCAGGTAATCTGTTTTTAAGAAAGAAATCAGGAGTAGCAAACAAAGCGGCTAAGCCAGCATTGTTGTATTGCTTAGATAATATATAAGCAAAAGTTTCACCTACTTCATTTAATTTATTTCTTACATTATTTAATTCAGGAGTAAGTTGGTTTAATTTATTACTTTGTAAAGCACCATAAAGTTGTAATCCAACTTCTTTAATTGACACAGGAATTGCTTGTAGTGTTTCTCTAAGAACTGCTTCAGTAGAAGTAGCTAATTGTCTTGCTCGCTTATAAGGAGATAGACCACCAAAAGCACCACGTACTAAAGGAGAATCAATTAGACCAGCTAACTTCTGCGCCCATTCATATTGAATAAATGGTTTTAAATCTGTAGCAGTATCTGCTGCTAATAGTAAACGAGGATTAGTAACAACATTTAATAATTGTTTACCTAAAGTAGGTTTATCAGCTTCAGTAGTACTTGCCTCAAGACCTTTATAAAAGTTTTGACTAGCTAAATTAGAAGCATCTTCTGCTAATTCAAAATCAGTCTTAGGGAATGTTCTTCCATTCTCATCTAATTGTTTATTTTTAATGCCTTCAACAAACAAAGATTTATCTGTACGCTTATCTGTTTCAATACCTAATTCAGTAGCAATATCAAACTTGCGTTGTTTGTTTTCAACAACACCAGTAGGTGCAGACATTAAACTGCCTAAAACAAAACCACCATAAGCAGAGTTCTTTAAAGTGTTAATAAGTTTACTTGGATCTTTAATATCACCTAGGTTAGTACCATATTCTTCAGCTAAGTCTTGTACAGTTTCTGTTCCAGCTTCTGTAAGCGAACCTCTACCTACTGCTTTACCAATAAGTTTTAATTGCTCACCAAGACTACCCATTGATTTAAGAAGTCGTTCTTCTGCTTCTGTTTTGGTTATATTTTTTTGAGCCATCAAAGCTGATACTAATGTTTTCTTTCCAGCTTCTGTACCTAATTGCCCTGTAATACCTTTAAGACCTAATTGATCCATGACAGTAACAAAGCCACCAGTACCCCAAGCCCAAGCTAAATCTTTTTTACCTTCAGGTTGGTTGTTCCATACACGACCAGCGTTTTGTGCTAATGGTACAGATAATGATAAACCAAATGTTGCAGGAGCTAATGCACTAGCGGCAATAGCAGTACCTATTTGAGGTACATTAGAAGCACCCATCCAGACTAAGTTATTCCAAATCTTTCCAGCAGTATCTAATTTCCATTCACCTGTAGTTTCATCAAAAGCTTCTGTATCTTTTCCTATTGGAAGTTCAGATAGCTCTTCAGCCATACGATTAATTTTTCTTTGACTCCAAGCTTCGGTATCACCGCCAGCTGGAGCAAGGGAGTTAATAGCTCCCATAAAACTTTGTTTAGTAGAAATGATACCTGAATCTAAACCTGTAGACCAATTGCTAATTGCTTGACCAGTACGTGTTTCTTCTGGTCTAACATAAGCAGGTCTTGCATAGGCTTCAGGATACATCCCATATTCTTTTGCGCTAGGTGCTGATGGTTTAGCTTTAAAACCTAAATCTGAATTATAGTGATTAAGAATATCACCATAAAAATCACCTTCGTCTTTGTATTTATATTCGCCTTTAAGGGCTAACTCAAAGCGATTCTGTGGTTCATCTTGGCTACGTAGGTATCTATCGATACGGCTTGCTGATTTAAGACGAGCTTGTTCAGCAGTAGCTTGAGGACCTAATGAAGTAAGATCATGACTAATTTGATAGTCAGATAATCTTTCACCTTTTAAATTTGCGTAATCGCCAATAAAGCGAGTACCCGTAGTATCTTTGGTTGTGTCATAAACAGGGGTTTGAAACCCTTGTTCATCCATAACTCTTTTTGTAAGAGCAGTTTGGAGATCTCCACCTGCTTGTCCTTGTTTCCATTCACCTGTTTGCTCATTGAATTGTGTTACTTCACGAGCATTAACTCCAGGCAAACGAATGCGATCACCCTCAGAAGTTACCATTGTGTCAGCATCAATCATGCGACCACCAGTATCTCCAATCTTCACATCAGGTTTATCCTGAAATGAGGATAGATAGTCAATAATATTGTCCAATTGTATCTCCTAAGGGTTATCTTTTACTTCATTTGTTTTAGTTCGTTTTCTACATACCGCATGAAACCAGATTTAGTTCCTGTTGGTTCCCACTTATCTCTTAAATCTTTATTTGTTCTAAATTCATTAGCCCAAGAAGTAAACATATTAATTGTTTGCTTTCTGTCGCCATTAAATTTAGCTTCAACTTGTTTAAAGTTAGCTACAATATCAGAAGCTTGAACTTCTTTATTGCTACTATTTTTATACAAAGCTTCAGTAGGACCTACACCTTTAACAAGCATTTGCTTTTCAAACTGATAAGCAACATCTTCTGTTTTAACAGGAGAACCTTTAGCAGCAGTAACAGCATCTTCAGCAGCTTGTCGGATAGCTGTGTTAGCAACTCGTTGGTCAGTTAAATAAACCATATTCAAACCATACTTTTCACTAGCATCAACAAGTTGACTACTCATTACTGAAGCAGAAGGTAAAGAAGCCCAACTATTACTAGAGATACCTTTAATAGTTTTGTCATTTAACTTTTCAGTTTTCATGTCATTAATATCTTTTGTTAATGCAGTAGTATACTCAATACGTTTACCAGCTTGCATTTCAGGTCTATGATAGTCTTGCATTTTAACTACAGGTTGACCTAAATCTGATTGGTATTGCTCAATAGTTTTCCCATTGATATCTGCTAAAGTTTTATTACCCCTAGCATCTGACCACTCATACATATTAAGTTCTTTACCACGATACTTCCCATTATCAACAGTATATGATTGCGCTATTCCTTTAACAGGAGGATAATACCACTTACCATCTTTTTCAATATAACCTTTACCAGTCATAGTCTTTTTAAGATCAGCAGCTTCCTTAACCCCTTGTAATTCCATAGCATTCTTTTGAGCTTGAGCAGCCGTATTACGTTTGTCAGAGCTAATCAATGTATAATTACCTGCGTAACGAATAGCTTGAGTAGGATTGTAACCTAAAGCTCTAGAGCCAGCTACCAACAAACCAAACCGAGCAGCATCTTGACCATTGAAACCTAAAGTATCTTTAACAAAAGAAGAAATAAAACTACCTAATTCTTTTGGATCTTTAATAGTATTCCAAACATCGCTAATACCATTAGCAATAGTATCACCATATTTTTCTACCATTCCTTTGTAAGGAGGAGCAGGTAAAGGATTTCCTTTTTCATCTACAGTAGGTACAGGAGGAACTTTAAATTCTTCTTGTGTTGTTATTGGTGGTAAGTTTGCACTTGGGTTAGTATCTACTTTAGGAACTTTAGCATCTTCTGCTTTAGGTCTAAATTGATTACTACGTTCTAACCATGATGGTAAGTACTTTGCTTTACTAGGATCATTAGCGGCAATCTGAGCGTATCGTTCATTACGAAGATCAGTAAATTTATTTAAGTCGCCACCTGATTGTTCCCAAAGTTTCTTAGCAGTAGGCACACCCATGTTAACACCAGCATCTACTACAGCATTTTTAGCTTCAATAGACATTTCAGAAGTTACTAATGGATCATAATACTTTGTTTTATAAATTGCAGCTGCTTGTTCTTTAGTTAATTTACTTACATTAACTTCTGGGTTAGCTCTTTGGTTAATACCAAAGTTAGTTGGACCTGCACCAGCATCATCTTTAACAAATCCACCTTCACGCTTCATAACACCAGCAATAACAGCATTAGCTTGGGCATTAGCTTCTAAGGCTTTATCAGTAGCTTCTTTATTAACTTCATATTGTTTTGTCTCAGGATTATAAGACTTAACAGTTTTAGTTGGAACTTCTGGAACAGGACTTGTTACGTTATTTATTGCTCTACCAATTGCTTTGAATGGAGCAACAACAGCATTACCAACAGGATCATAAGGAATAGGATTACCTTCTGCATCATAGTTGGTTGTTGTAGGAGTACCTTCAACAAGTGCAGGGTTTGTTGCTTTAACAGGTGGTAAAGTAGTTGCTGGGGGAGTAGCTACAGGAGTAGCAACTACAGGAGGAACTTCTACAACTGTTTCTTGAGGACCAAGTGTTTGAGTAACTTGTGGCTCTTGCATTGTAACAACTGGAATTGGTACTTCAGGTTGAATGTAATTAATTACATTACCCATTTCATCATAAGTAACTTCATCAGTACCTTGAGCATAACCTTTTACACCCATGCTACCACAAGCAAATCCCTTAGGCATAGGTACAGACATATTAACGTCTGAACGACCTTCACGAACCATAGCCTTGATTAAAGGTTTGTTCTTAGGATTCTGAGCAGCTTTCTTTGGGATAACTGCTTCACCAGCAGTAAGTAATGCAGGAACTTTATCTGAAGGACCAGCTTCAGGGTTCATAGGTTTACCCATCATAGGAGGAACATCCATCTTTTGATAGTGCTTCTCATCTGACTGTTTAATTTTTTGATTATGTAATTGGTCTTTACGTCTTTGTTCTTTTCTGTGAGCAACTGTCTTACGAAGCTCATCAAAGAGAAATTTAAAATCTTCTCTCTTCTGTTTTCCTGATAAAGGAGAGTTCATATATAGTTACCCTTTTAAGTTAAATAATCACCAAGTTCACCACCAAGGTAAGAACCTATTGCACCACCAACAAATGTACCAATAGGTCCAGCAAAAGAACCTAAAGCAGCACCTGCATAAGCACCAGCAGCTTTACCGCTAGCTTTACCTGCATCACCAGTTTTAATTAATTCAATACCACCTGAAAGAGGTCCTGCCACAGAACCAGCAGCGCCTTCAACTGCAGCGTTAGTAGCCCCTTCAGCAACTGCTTGAGTAGCACTTTCTGCAACAGCATTAGTAGCTGCTTCAGTAGTAGCATCTGTAGCAACATCAGTAGCCATACCTGAAATGACATCCGTAGCAGGGGTTTCCGCTGCCATAGTAGCAGCTGTAGTACCAGCTTCAGGAGCTGATACTGCTAGAGGAGCAGAAGGTTCTACATAAGCAGAAGGATCAACAGCACCCAAATTAGGGTTTCCTGAACCATTTTCCATATCTTGTACTTCATACTGAGATTGTGGGGCAAGAGGAGCTTGTGATTGCATATAAGCATCTTTAGCTTGGTTTACACCATACTCGATACCTTGTCCTGTTTTTTTAACTCCATAGTCTAATCCTTGGTTAATACCACGATTGACCATAATCTTTTGAGCAGTAGTACCAACAGAATCAGGACCTCTTTGTTCCCTTACAGGAGTTTGTTGTTGATTATCTTGTTGGCGATATTGGATACCCTCTAAAGGAGCACCCATTACCATTCTTCGTTTCTTTTCTTCTTCGTCTGTATCCCAGATATTTTGCATTACTTACCTCCAGGAGCACCAGCTACTGCAGATTGTTTAGCAGGAGTACCATAAACAGTTGAAGCATAACGATTAAGAGCCTGCCAATCAGAATCAGCTTGTTGTTGCTCAATAGTACGTTGTTGACCACCAAGAGTAGATAGAGCATTAGCCCCACCAGTAGCTACATTAGTAGCACCAGCAACAGAACCACCAAGAGCACTTTCAGCTGCAAGACGATTCTGAAACATTTTATTTTCGTAATCAGCTTCTACTTGTGCTAATTTGCCTGTAGTTTCTGCATTTTGAGCGCCTTGCATTACTGCTTGACGAGCTGAACCTAAAGTACCAGCACCACTAAATCCTGTAGTCAAACCTGAAACACCTTTTTGTGCTTCATATAATACATTTTGCTTTTGAGCTGCTAATGTTTCTGCACTAGGAGCCATTGCCATATTTTCTAAACGAGCTTGTTGATTTTGCAAAGCAGTGAGACCACCTGTAGTTGCTGATTCAATACCAGAAGCACCTTGTGTAAATGCTTTTTCTTGAAGAGCAGATGTACCAGCTACTTTACCTAAATTACCTGATTCATATTGAGTCTCTGCAGTACTCATTGCCTTTTGAATATAAGGTTGCGCCCATGCTGGTACTGACTCAACAGTTGTAGTGCCACCACCACCACCTTTATGACGAGTAACAAATTTTAATTTTTTCATATTCTTATTCTCCAATATTCTTTCGCATAACTACATAAGCTTGCTCATATCCAGGAACTACTTTAGGTAATACTTTAGCCCATCCAGATCTACCCCATTGTTCAACAGCAATTGCTCCACCATCTTTAGCAAATTGCTCTAGTATTGGGTGAACATCAGCTCCCCATGTTTTAAAGTCTTTACCTGTTACAGTAATTATGTGAAGAGTTTTATGCCGATTGTATTGGATAAATTCAGTTAACCCAACTCCCTGCATTTCTTCTTTGTCATTCTCTATCAACCAACAATGTGTTTGCAAGTTCATAAGATTTCTCATATGATCTACTAGATTACTTTCTTTTTGACCAGTAAGCAAAGCTTCTTCAATCATACTACTTATAGTACTCCACTTTAATAAGATTTCTTCAGGTAATAATAGTCTTATTTTCATATATTTTCTACACTAATAATAATTCCTTTTTCAACAGTAATAGTTTTAGTTGCTGTTGTGAAACTACCTGAGTAACCTTTTTTGTTTTGTTGGTCTAATAAAAAAATTAAATCTTCAATAGTTCTTTTTAAAAGAAATAAATATGAATCTAATTCAGAATTACCTGTTATTGGTCCATTTAAATTCATAACTTACCTTTTATCTTTAGGAGCAAAATCAATTCCAATTAAAGCTAATCTCCAAGGACCATCTGATTCAATACTGTAAGATAAAAATCTTCCAGAAACTCTTGGATCTACTTTATAGCCTTGTGATCTTGGATTATCTGCTTCAAATACAAATACGTTTCTTGGGTTATCCCAATCAGGTTCAATATTAATAGTATTTTCCCCACTTACTTTAACAGTAATAGGACTATTATCTGATACTTTATCAAATACTAAACTTAAAGAATTAATTTGATTAGAATCAAACAAATCTCCGCTATTTAATTTTTCTTTTGTTAAATAAGAATTAATAGGAGAAAATTCGTCAGTAGATATATTATACATATTGTAATTAGAATCAGTTTCAAAAGTATATTCTTTACCTGTAAGCATTATCATTGTATTCTTTTGAGGAATTTCTAAATACGGCTCAACATTAATAGCATTAAAAGCAGAAGTAATATTAGGTAAATCTCTTACAGACCAAACTTTATTTCTATAGTTATAAATAAGAGCTTCATTACAAGTAAGATTTTCTCCTTTAGGATAACAAATCCAAATTTCTCTATTATAACTATCCTTTTTTACAAACACTTTATTTTGATTAGCATAACTTAAATTATCAAATAAATATTCTCTAACAAAATCGGTAGCAATAGAAGTAATATTACCAGAACCATTATGGGTATATACGTCATTACGATCTACAACAAAATGATTACCTTCAAATTCAACAACACAATCAGTATTTAAAATACCAAAACTAGTTGAGTAAGGTTGTACACGAGTAATACCCGTATTAATAGTTAACATAGAAATACTATCTTCAGCATAGATAAATAACGAACCTCTAAGCTCTGCCATATCTAAAATAGGAGAAGTAGTACTTAAATCAAATTCATCTGCTGTAGTAGTTAATGTACTAGGCATCCAAGTAGAAGGAAAACCTCCTGGAGCAGCAGGGTCAGAAATTCTTACAGAGGAAGGTGCATAGGACACTGCTCCTGTAGCTGTAGTTGTAGTAGTTAAATTAGCAGCAACAAGAGAATAACCTAATGGTCTAATTACTTTTGTTGAAACAGTTTTACCTGACACATAATTCCATCCTGGAATATCTGTAAAAGTTAAAGCAAGAATATCGCTGTTATAATCGATATACTTTGGTGTTCTTGAACCATCATTAATAACAATAGCGTATCCACCATTAAAAGTTGTTGTTTGCCATTGTCTTAAAGAATAAGTACCAGAAGAAGGAATTTCAGAAGAGTCACTATAAATACCTTGAGAAAGTATTAATTGCGCTTCTGAATAAGTATTTATTACATTATCAACTAAGAGGTCTGTAAATTCAGCACATAACCAATTAGGTAAAGAGCTACAAGTAGATGTAGTTTCAATACGGGCAATAGACCATGTAAAACCTAAAGTAGTATCTCTAGCAGCTGTAGCATTAACTAAGACATAAGAATCATCTCTTAAGAAGATATTATAAAAACCTTCTGGTCTTCTCCAAGCAAACCCATAATTAGGTGCATTAGAAAGTGTAGCATACAAGGCTTCACCTGTGATAGTTCCTACTGATTGATTTTTAAATCTTACATTACGAACATCAGTAAATACATTTTCAGGTAAAAGAGATTTTGGGGTATCGTAAGCAACTCCACCACTTCCAAGGTTTAAAATTTGTTTGGTCGGCATATAAATTCCTTTAATTAGTTATCTTTATAGACCAATTTAATCTTGATCAAGCTGTACGCTTCCACATTTTAACAACAATATATGGTTGTACGTTAGCATTAGTAGCTGAAGAACCTTCTGTGCTATTAGAAACAGTAATTCCTGTTGTTGCAGCTGCTGTTGGATAAGTTCCAACATAAGAACCATGACCAGCAGGAGCAATTACTTCTGTACCATAGTTAGCATCAGGAGCACGTTTATTATATTTCTCCATATTATGCAAGTGACCAGGATCGGTAACAGTTGCACTATGCGTATGGCTTACTAATGTAGCATTTTTAGAACCACCAGTTTCTTCTAGTGTATCAAATAAAGTATCAGTAGAATCAAGACCTACAATAACTTTACCAGCACCAAATTCAGTCCATGTTCCAAATCCAAGTAAAGTACTAGGATTAGTAGCTACTCCTGCGTTAATATAAATAGAACCTACAGGATATACCGCTTGTAATGCTGCTTGGGTTAATGAAGTAACTGTTGCTGTTTTTAGCATAGCATAATCAATACTATTAGTAGCTACTCCACCTAATACTTGGAATACAGTAGAACCATATTTGCTGTATAATTTTTTATCAACTAAATTAATAGCTAATTCACCTTCTACAATTTGAGTAGCTTCTGGTACAGCTAATGCCGTAGAACTTCTTTTTAATTGTATGCCTTTAAATTCAGTTGTCATATTTATTCTCCATAATACTATATTTGATTACGCTAATTGTTAGCGTTAAGTTATTTATTTTTTTTTATTTTTACACTTTATATATTTACAAATACAAAAATAAAAAGTGTTACTACAAACAAAGACTTTACCTAAATAAACTCTATTATTAATATTAATAATAACCTAACCTAACCCCTTAGGGCTGGGCTAAAGTCCTTGTAAACTAAGACTTAAACAAAGCTCGTTCATCGTTTCTTCGATTGACTAGCCCTTTAAGAACCTTACCACCACCTATCGTGTACTTGAGAAACTCTTCCGCAGCTCCGTCCATATCTCCACGAAGAACCTTCTGACGGAGGGTTGAACGCTGTAGTGTCCCAAGACCCACATTAAAGCTAAAGCTGACAAGAGCATCGAACTGACCTTGTGTAAGAGTAACAGGACAGTATCGCTCGACACCTCGCTCAAAATTAGCCAAATCTCGTTTAAGAATGTCATCTACTTCATCCATCGTTATTGTTCTATTCCAACCATCAGGGATAGGTAACGCTTTACGCTCTGCTAACGGTACTCTGGCATGATTGGGATCAATAACATGACCAACACCGATAGTCCACAGAAGAGCAGGACATTGATAAGGCTTAGTCCTAACACCTTCATGATGACGAATAACCTCTAGGGCTTTATCGCTTACTTTCATTTCTTAGAAAAGGCTTGTGTACCAAACCAGAAAGCAATAATAGAAGCAAGGATTTGCATTTCATCTGTATCAAATACTAATGGAATAGCTTCTGCAAAAGCAGTACCTGTAGACCAAGCCCAAGCAATAGAAGCAATATCTACTACAATAAGTAAAAATACAAATAAATAAGTTACAGCTGGTCTTACTGAAGCTCTAAGGTTAATAACCCATTGAGAAGCACCTTGACCAATAGCAATATCATGAGCATACATAGCAGAACGTTCTTGTGCTTGTGTCTCCATCATTACTTGTTCAGTCTTAATTTCCTCTACTCTAGCTTGTGCAGCATATCCACGCTCAAGCATTTGTAATTCACGCTCAGTCTGCATACGAGCTAAATCTAACTCATGAGACTTATCAGACTTATCTTGGAAGAAGTCTAGTAGTTTAGGTAGACCACCCATTAAGAAGGATAGTGCTGTTGAAATCAATGTTAACATTATTTAATACCCCAAGTTAAATACCACGCTATAAATGCAGCTACAAAGAAACACCAGAACTGAACTCGCCTTACTGCTTTAAGATCATGCTGATACTCTTCATTAATTTTTCTTTCGAGATTCTCTATATCTAATTTAATCTTCAATACAGACTCCCATTCTTTTGCACCATGCTTTTTTACAAAGTTAATTTTTAAATTAGCTTCTTCATCAGATATTTGTTTCTTACGTTTCCATTCTTCTAATGCTCTAATTAGTGCTTTTTCTTTTTTTAATTCAGCTTCTCTAGCAATCCTACGTCTATCTTGAGATTGCTTTTGTGCAACATCTATTGCATCCTTCTGAATTCCTTCAATACTTTTACTTAATGCTTTAGAGCTTTCTCTACTAGCATTAATACTACTACTAACCGCTTTTGCGCCCTCTAGAAAACCGAATTGATCCATAACCAATTCCCTTTAAAGAGTTGTTACCACTTTACTTTATTAGCCCAATAAGCAGCGCTTAAAGGTCCTTTGTCAATATTCTTTTGATGACGAGCTTTCCATGCCTTATTACGAGCAGAGCCATCAGGGGATCCTTGAACTCCCTGTGCTCCAAATCGAATTACTTTTTCAGTTGTACCTGATTTAGCTAATACAGCATGAGACTTAGTAGGATGGTTAGGTGTTCTCTTTGGTTTGTTGTAACCACTAAAAGTTTCTTTGCCTTTTTTAATCATTTTTTCTTAGCCGTTTTCTTTGATTGTTTAAATGCTTTATCAGTAGGAGCGCCTTTAGTTCCTACCTTACGCATTTTCTCACCAGAGCCTTCAGCTATTCTTTTTTTCTTGGCATTAATGTTAGCGTATAATCCTTGCTTCATAGTAATCCTTAAAAGTGTTTTAAAATCCAGTCCTTAAAGACTGTTAGGAAGATACCAATACCCGAAGCTAAGAAAGCTACTCCACCAAGAAATCCTTTATAACGCATCATTTCATCACGTACTGAATGAATACAATCTAGAATTTCTCTTTGGCTTTCTTGTAGCTTTTCTACTTCAGCTTCTAATACGGCTATGCGTTCTACGTGTTCGCTCATTTAGGATACTTAGCCTTTATTGTTAAGCAAGCTGCAATATATGCATCAATTTGTGTTTGATCACCTTTAACAACTCCATCTAAGTAATCACTCATTGGAGGATATTCGGCTGCTCTCTTCTCAATATATGCTTGCGAGTCTACATAGGATTGTACAGAAGCTGTATCGTAAATAACTTCATTCCCGTCTATGTCGTAAGCTGTAGTTCCATAAGTAGATTTTACTTGTGGGTATAGTTTATAAATAGCTTTAGTAAAAGACATCATACAGTTATCTCCATTAATGTAATATTGTTAGCTGCACTCCCATGATCGGGATAAATTGTTCCACCTGACTCACTTCTGGAATACCATTGATAAGTAATAGCAGATGCTGTGGAAGGAGTGTCTATCCAAGTAATAGTACATTCTTTCCATAATCCCCCAGAAAAACCTGTTCCATGAAAAGATAATCCATAACTATTACCATTAGAAAGATCAGTAGAAGAACCTCCACTAATGTTTCTATAAATAGTATTTCTAATTTGATCTCCAGCATCCCATTGCATACCAATACGAGCAATAATTAAAACTTTATTTGCACTATTTTTTAATGTAATAGTTGCTGAAGGTGCGCTAGCCCATGTTGTATAAGTTGTAGGACTTGTCATACTAAATTGCGTAGCTGGGTTAGTATTATTACTAACCACTTGTATAACAGATCCAGCCCCAATTAAATCTGATTGTACTTTAGTTAAAGCCATTATTATGCTCCTAAATTTCTAGATTGTTCGTAATGTATACGAGCTTTTTCAAGAGCATCATCTTCAGAAATTTTTGCATTATCCCATTTATTCATAGCATCTATAGCCCAAAAAGGAAGTTCAGTAATTAATTGATTATTTGCTTTAGTACCATCATTATTCTCAAAAAACTCTAACCATCCGTTATTGTTTTCGTTATCAAATTGTAAAGCAGAAACATCAGTAGGAATATTAATTAACTCTAAATTAGAATAGGATATACCATTTTGATATACAGTTTTGTCTAAAGGAATAATTGTTATTTTCATTTAATTACTTTCAATAACTGGTTTTGACAACATAGATGTTAATAAAATTTGTTTACTTGTTTCATTTGCTCTTACCATTTCATTACGAAAAGATTCAACAGCAGCGCTTGTTCCTCTTTGTTGTTGACTATTTTCAATCATTAACATTGGCATCCAAGCCATAGAACAACCCCACTCTTCAACTTCTTTACCTGTATTAGGATTTGTACCAGCAATTTTCATAAACCAAGCACATTCTAATTGTCTACAAGGTTTAAAATTATCTAAAGGACAATTTGCTTTTGATTCAATTTGCATAATTAATCCTTTGTAGCAATAATTACATCAACATATTGGACTGCTAAATCAATAGCTGTTCCTGAAAAAGAGTGTGAATGAGAACCACCACCACCATTATTTGCAGCATAAAATACTGCACCTGTGTTACTAGCATCGTTGCCACTATCACTAACTGAATACAAACTACCATCGCCACCTAATGGACCCATAGCAATTCTTAAATTACCAGCAAATGAATTAGCATAGACATCGTGTCCGTGTGCTGGAATTTGACTAATAGATAAAGTTGTTGCGTTAACTGTACCACTAACTGCTTGACTTGCAAATGCAGTTGTAAAACCTACAGAACCACCAGAACCAGCAGTACCACTAACAACACGTAATGCTTTATTATTATGAGTAGTAGATTTAGTCCATCCAGTTGGTGCAGAAGTTTGAGCAAATAAAATTGCAGTTCCTGAATCAAAACTAGAAACGGAAACCCAACTATTATCCCCTCTTAAAAATGTAGAAGACGAAGGAGTTCCTGTTGCATTGTGTTGAGCAATACCCACAGAAGCTAAAGCAGGAACATTAGGAGTACCAGCAACACCTAAGTGTCTTACAGAAATATTATTTGTACCTATAGGAGGCGCACCAGAAAATGTTAAAGTAGCTCCACTAATAGTGTATGTAGATGGTTCTTGGACCACACCAGATACTATAACAATAACAGCGTTAACAGATGCTGGAGCAATAGACATAGTAAAAGCTGTAGTGCTTCCGTTTCCTGAAAAAGTATTTTTAGGAAAGTCTGTTGATATTATTGGATTACCGATATATGCCATTATTGAACCTCTATTACAGGTAATTCTTGTGGTGGATTTGGATTTACAAAACTATTATTTATGTATAGCCAACCAACACTAACTACATCAGCTCTTATTGCTATATAACCCTCATCAAATCCTGCAGGAGGATTTGTTGGTTGTTTATTATATTCAATAACATTTTCAACAATTCCATTTTTAATTATTGCATATCGTTCCATTATAAACCTCAAAAGAAAGCAGTTATATAAATTATTCCAGAGCCACCATTGCCTCCGCTAATACCAGCAAAAGAACCACCAGCACCACCAGCACCAACAGCGTATGAGTAAGTACTAGCTAAAGAAGTTATATAAAATTCTGCATAACCACCTGAACCTCCACCACCAGCTCCATAAGGTTGCCCTCCATTTGAGCCACCACCAGCACCGCCACCTGCTCCTGTATTAGTAGATCCTGCAGTTCCTGAGGAAAAATTAGAGCCACCATTACCCCCACCTTCACCTCCAAAAGCAGAAGCAGCTCCATTACCACCCCACGATCCTGAATTAGGCACAGCGTTAGCACCTCCTCTACCACCACCTAATGCAATACCTGATGCACCTGAAGGTAGTCCCGCTGAACCCCCATTACCTCCATTATCATTGACTGTGCCACCACCGCCACCATTTGCATAACCTGTGCCAAAAGTTGTATTGCCTCCACTGCTTCCGTTACCAGCTGAAGAATTTGCTGCTGTTCCCCCACCGCCACCCCCACCAACCATTTTAACCGCTAAAAAACGAGCACCTGATGGGACAGTATAAGTACCACTACCACTTGTATAAATTGTAATTTGTGGAACATTAATTGGAATTTGATTTAAAGGCATTATTTATCCTATCAATTTAATAGACATACGTAAACCAGACTCATTACCGCCCCAACAAGTTCCAGTAGAAACAACATGAGTAATTGTGTCATTAGCTGCACAAGAAAGAATTGCAAAAGCTGTAGCAGAACCAAAGGCTGATCCATTACTATATTCTTCGGCTTTAACAGTTCCATTTTGTCTTATTTGCATAGCAATAGGTTGTGAGTTTTCTGCGTGTCCTCCAACCATAACTTCATAAACACCAGCAACAGGGCAAGTAAATATTCCTGTAGTAGAATTATAATTATTTCCAATACTTGTTATTACAGCATTGTGTGCAACAGTAGCAGAACCTGTTACGTTACCCCCATTTCTAAAACCATAAAAAGCTGTATCTCCAGTAACTCTTAAAGTACCTGTTTTTTGAGGAATTGTTAAATTACCAGCAGCAGTAGGAATTGTAGAAAGAACCGCTAATTTACTTGAGTCAATACTATTAGAAGGTACTGTAAAACTTTGTAAATTTGTACTTAAATAACGAACATAAATATTCCCAGTACCAGTGCTAGGAGCAGCAGATAAAGTAAGTGTAGTTCCACTGATAGTATAGCTATTAGGTTGCTGAATAACGTTATTAACTATTACTTCAATATCATTAACTGAGTTAACAGTACGAGCTAAAGTAAAAGCCGTTTGTGAACCAGTACCATTAAAGTAGTCAGTACCTGAAATAAAGTTTTGACTTGTAGGAGTAGAACCAATATAAGACATTACGCAATCTCCAATAAGGAACAGATAACATCAGCAGAAGATGCAGTAGAAGATACTACTTTAAGTATATCAGCAGCTTCTAAACATAATTTTTGGTCTCCACCAATAGGTACAAGAGAACCTCCTACAGGAACTGCAGCTCCTTTTACTAAATAATAGTCTACCGCAGAAGATGTAACATACACATCACAAGTAATAGGTGAAGATGTAGTGTTACCAATAGACATACCAATAATTGTTGTCTGCGTAGCAGAAGGGCAAGTATAAACTGTAGCAGCAGATGTGCCTACAGACTTGCTAAAGAAATTTTTAAATGTATTTGCCATAAGTTATCCTAGTGCGATTGCGAGAGCTACAGCAGTACCAGCAGGATCTGCTGATGTAACGTAACCTGCAAGGGCATGATCACCCCATCCATAAGCCGTTGCACCTTGAGTACCTTGCGTAGCAGTAGCGTATGCAGTAGAATCTGTTGCAGCAGCAGTACCTAATGTAGGCTTACCTGTAAGATCACTATATGCTCCAGTAGTAGCTACTGTAGATAGTACTGACAGTTTAGCTACATCGGTATTATTTGCTAAGTCTTGTCTTAGTAAAGGGAAACCACCAGCAGTAGTTCCATTATGGACTACAGCAGTATCTTTGGTGGTATCTACAGTAAGTTCAGCCTCAAGACCCGTAAATGTACTATGTTGTGCAGTAGTGCCTCTGCGTAATTTTAAAGCTGTTGACATTAAACTATACTCCCTAAGTCAAGTGTAGCAGCCAGTTTATCAACTGTAACTGCGTTATTATCTATTTGTGTTGTTCCTACTGTGTTCAATGTAGCTAAAGCACCTAAGACTGTGTTGGGTTCTGTAGCTTCAATTAAGATTGTGCCGTTAACAGAATGACTTCTAAGTACATAAGCAATTGCTTGATAAGTTCCTGAAGAAGGTTTAGTAGTAGTAAGACCACCAGATGTATTTGGGTATAGTACATTACCTACAGAAAAAGCGGAAGTATCAACACCCTCTAATAAACCTGTATTAATAAGAGCACCAAAAGAACCACTAGTTAAATTTTCGTGAGCAATACCTACAGCAATATCTGCTGAAGAACTTACTTTAGCTACTTCAATAGCATCTTCACCT